CGTGTACAGCGAGAGGATCACCAGCAACCACCGGCCACAGTTTCGTCTCGACCGAGTGAAAGGCTTTATTCAGCTTCTCTACTTCGGCACCGCGACCTTCTGCCGTCAAATCCTTGACCCAACTTTCCTTCAACTTACGAAGGTTCTCCAAACCATTCGGGCCAAGGTGGTCCATGATCGCAGTGTCCCGGCCAAGGGACGCGAGATCAAGAGACAGGCGCGAGCCCAAATTGTCTCCTATCCCGTACTTCTGCTGATAGGTAAAATCAGCCTCGGGAGATTTGAATATATATTCCTGACTGTGTGCTCGCTTGGCACCAATACTACCGAACCCCTTACCGCCTCCTTCTGGCGGGCTAAAGGACAAATGGTAGCCATTGCCGAGCTGCTGGAACTGACTCGACAGCAGCGCTGCTCGCTTCGAGGGTTCCGCGGCTGCGTATTCGCCATGGAATGCTTTGTCCCAATCCAGATCGCGAAGATCGGCCACCCACTGCGGCTCACCAGCAGAGCGTATCTTGTCGGGATCGTGTGTGCGGCGCCCAACGCGATCCGGGTTTTCCTGTATCCAGCCGCCGACAGAATTGTACTCACCAAGGCGCAAGCGATTATGCTTCACGTAGATGGCCGCAGCTTCGGCAGCTGCTTTGCCAAACTTAGACGCATCTTCTCCGTGCTGGAGCGCGCTGATAGCCATGAAAAGGTTCTTGTCGTCAGCACCCGAGCCGAGATAACGAGTAAGCCCGGCGCGCTCGATATCGGACCAGAACTCTGCTTGGGCACCTTCCGTGTGGTTCGTGACCTTCGAGGAAAGACTGTCTTTCGACCGTATCTTGGAAGTCATCGAGCCATACGTTAGGGCAGTCATGCTGTCGGCCGGATCGCCCTGCCATGCAGGATTGTTCTTGATAAAATCCTTCTTCTCTTTCAACCACGAGACGTTGAGAGCGGCATTGCGTTTCGAGATGGCCGCATGTGCTTTCATCCCGTCTACATAACTATCGAGCAGGTTCTTGATATTGCCGCCGTTGCGAGCAGCATTCAGAATGCGAACGCCGTGAGCCGCGACTACCTTGCGCTCTTCCGGCGTCAACTTCCGCCCGGCAGCCGCCTCGATAGGGCCGATACACTTGTCAAGGGCCATTAGTCAAATCCTCTTCGTGCGCCGCAGTTGAGTGCTGCCTGCAACGCATCGGTAAAGCGGTTTGTCTCTGCGATCTCTTCATCACGTTCCTTGAACTCAGGCACGCCTTCTTCTTCGAGGCTGCTGGATAAATTTTTTGCTTCGTCCATTGCGTCAGACAAATGTTTCTGCGCTTGCGTGAACAGTGGCCCGGCTTCTTCTGTACCTTCCGGTAGCTTCTCGGGCTCTGGAGTGGGCGGTGTCTGGAGTGCAGAGTTCGGCTGTGGGATCGCTTCTTCCAATGTAGGCGTGTCTATCTTAACTGGCGCATCATTGCCAACTTGCGCGAGTGCGACCTGTAGTTTCGTGGGGTCGAGCGGCACGGGCGCTTTACCGAAGGTCGCTGCCTTCTCGCGCCAGCCCGGTCCCTGCTCGTGAATAATCATTGCGTCGCGCACTTTCGGCACGTCTGCTTCAGTAAGCTGCGCGTCACGGCCGATGCCGCTGCGTTTCTCAACGTCAGCGATATAAGCCGCTGTATTATTCTTATCGACGCCGGGCGGGGCGTACTTATTTACAATCTCGCTTATCGTGTTTAGCCCATCGCGCTTGCGGTAGAGATCGAGTTGCTTATCTACCGCTGCAATGCCTTCCTCTATCGACCCGAACGATTGGAACGTGTTCTGACCCGGCACTTTCAGATTGCCAGGGTTGTTATGAGACAGGTTGACTTCACCCGCATTGCGTGGACCTGCTAGGCCGTGGGAGACAGCACCAACCGTAGCACCAAGTGCCACGTCTCGGAATACGTCTCCTACACGCACGTCCGGGTCGCCTACGTAGCTATGGACTTCGTGCTCGGCTATATCTGCACCCGCCATAAAAGCACCGCCCTCAGCAGCGCCACTAATGAGACGAGTAGCCAGCGTGGCGCCGCGCGCTTCTGGCGCGAGTGCCGTGACGGCTGCGTTGACAGGATCGGGCAAGCCGCCGACAAGAGATGCAATAAAGCGCTTGGGCGTGCTGGTATCTGCACGCGCGGCTATACTCTCGTTCGCTTGGATACTGTCCTGACGGTCCCGTATTACATCGAGCGCTCCCGCGTTGATGCCTGTCTTGGGAAGCACAGAGGCATCGTAACCCGGCCCGAGCTGCTTTACTGCGTCATCATGCGACAACATCGGGCCACCGTGCAGCGCACCGATAGCTCCTTCTGCGAGCGTGACGCCGGGTGACTCGATAAAAGCATTGGCCGCAGTCGCGACTGCACCTTGGTTCGAGGTAGTCGGATCAGCCTCCAACGGCCCCGGTTGCGCGCCACCGGCTATGTTTGTGTACAGCGGCATTAGGGTTGCGCGGGCTCAAAATTGGGTAGGCCGGGTGCATTTAGGTGCATGTCGCCAAGAGGTATGTCGCCCACGTGCTTGGCTTTATACCACGTCTGGGCAGCAGGCGAGGCTGCCTTAGAAAGAGCATCCCACTTCAACTCTAGCGGCACCCGCTTGCCATTCTTGATCTCGGTCACTTGGTTGCCATTTGCGTCCAACAGAGTTGCACCAGTTTCATCCCCGTTCGTCACCCACTGGCCGCTCGTCTGTAGAGACAGCACGTAGTCATCGTGCTGGGGGCCGGGGCGCATACCACTGTAAGAGGGAGGCACTACGAGATTGTGGTTCTTCAGGTCGGCACTCACCTGCTGAGTGCCGCTCTCGATAAGTCCAGCATCTCCCGCATTGTTCGGTATGCGAAGCGAGCCAGAGAAGGTATACTGCCCCATGATAATCTGATTGGCGAGACCCGCGGCCTGTGAACTCTGATCTGCGCCGGCCACTTTGGATCGGGACATAAGCAGATTGGAGATCGCGTTTTGATAAGCATCAGCTAGTTCGTCGCCGCCCGCAGAATTGTGCAAGCTCTGCCGAAGTGGCTGGATCGCCGCAGCCGCCGCTTTATTCGCCTTCGCAAGCGACAATTTGTTACCCGTCTCCAGTTCCTCGGGCTTCATCATTGAAACCTGCATCAGCTCTTGCGAGACACCAGCAGCGCCCGGCTGCCCAACCAAACTAGCGGCGATAAATTGGTTCTGATCCAACACATGCTTGTGGAACAGCTCTTGAGCAACCTGCGGCCAATAGCGGCCGGTCAGTTGAGCTTCTTGCTGGATCGCGCCCGTCGCAATCGCCACTCCGTTCGCGTCTGTGCGCGCGCCTGCCATAACGGAGCCCAGCCTGTCTACTTCCGTCTTCGGTAGAATTGAAGGCGTTTGATACGGCTCTAGCCGGCGCTGCTCCGCAGTCTGAGCATCCGCATACGCACGAAAAGTATCCGAGTTCGGGTTGATAGCGAAAGCCTGCTCCGCACTTCCCACGACCGGGCTATACTTCGCTGCGTAAGCAGCAGGATCGGCCGCGTATTCCTTCTTGCGCCTGTCAACAGCATCGTGGAGAGCGGATTGCTGAGCCTCTAAAGCGCGCAAACGCTCCGGGTCTGTCTCTTTGCCAATGGCTGTCTGTACAGAGTCCACCGCGGGCTGCAACTCTGTAGAGGGCGCAGTCATGACGCCTTTCGTTGTCTGACCATAGACTACTGCACTTTCATAGTCCTGCTTCGCTTTGATCTGTGCTTTGGCAGTGTCCGCAGCAGTGTCACCACGCATCTGACTGATAAGGCTGCCAACGCGACTACCAGTGTCGATGCCGCCGTTCTCGCGAAGCTGCTTCAGGCCGTCATCGAACTGGAGCTTAGCCTGATAGCCCGCCACTGCGCCAGCGCTGTTGCCGATAGTGGTCATCTTCTCAACGAAGCTCTTGGTTGCCTCGTTAGATGCGTATTTCTGATAGAACTGGTCGCCTTGGATTTCTGTGATCTTCTGCGTGATCTGGTCCGGCGTCATCTTGCCGGAAGCTGCCTGCTGCTCCCACCCAGATAGCCCGGCGTCAGCAATGTGCTGCACAGAACTAAACTGAAGCGCCGCTGCCTGCTCGTTCGTAAGCTGGCCGGCCTTCGCCACCAAGCCTACGCTGTAGTGCCGGTTGCCTGCAAGTTGTTTAGTCAGTGCCGGGTTCGACAGCGCCATATTGCCGTCTTGCGTAGTCCCCTGCTCGATTGAGTTGGCCACTTTGTCGTGGTCGGCTTGCACCTGATCTGCATAAACTTTGGTAGTCAGGGTAGTGAGCAGCCGGTCCTGAAGTGCCACAGCATTGTGCTGCCCGGTTTCGGTTTGGTTGTCCTTACCTATGTCCTGTGTCTTAGGTGCATACTCCTGCATAAACTCGTCGGCAGTCTTGCCTTGAGCTTTAGCTACTTCCCAGTCCTTTAGCCCCTGCACATAAAGACCATCCGCAGTCTGCGTATCTGTAGCCGTTTCCTGAAGGCCGTAGTGAGTATCCACCTGTTGTCCAACGTCACGGACTGTCTGCCCGACTTCCTCGCCTATCTGGTGATAGAACAAGCCAATGCGCCGGGCACCTTGTGTGGCAGCCTCAACGCCAGCCTCGGAAGGCCGCAAACCTTCGTCTGCTTTCTGGGAAGTGTAGACTGGAAGCTGGGCCATGTTATGCTCCTGCCGCTATGGCGCCGATATCCGCGACACCCGAGATGGCGCCACCAATGGCTGCAGTGTTTGCCGCGTTCTCTTCGTTCTTGTAGACTGCCGCTTGCTCCTCGTAGCCCTGTTCAGTGATAAGGCTCTGCGCCGCGGTCGTGGCGCGGTTGAGTGAGAGCTGCTGTGCGTTCGACTTCAGCACGTCAGCAGCCGAACCACCCATCGTGAAGCCGGACGCCGCAGTGCTTGCTTCTGTGGCGCCTTGTACTTGATAGGTCTGACGCGCGAGCTGGTTCTGCTGTATCTCGCCCGAGAGTTTCGTGTACTGCGCGTTCTTCGTCGCGTAGTTTGCAGCGAGTCCGTAGTCCGCAGCCTCGGACAAATCACCGAGGGCGCCGAACAGCGAGTTGACTGCGCCACCGCCAAACGAGAAATCAGAATTGAGAGTTCCGCCGAAAGCCATTAGATATCATTCACCCCCGTAAAAGTGCCGGCCGCGAGCACTGCGCCGGGGTAAGGTTCTGTAAACTGCCACGTCAGCATCCCATCATAATCGTAATCGTTGTCCACGCTGTCACGGAAGACGCCAGACACGAGATCACCGGGCGCGGGTGCAGTCACGTTCTTCGTCCCGTCGAGCGTGAGTGGCAGACTGTGTAGCGTCGTAAGGAAATCCGACCCAATACTGACCTCATTCACATATGACACAAGAAGCCCCATGCGGTCACTGCGCCGTATCTTGGCGAAGGTTGGGCCATTCTGCCCGCCTTCCAAGGGCCGAAGAAGCTGGCCCTGGCTCAGATATGGCACCCCGAAGATCGCGTTACAAGTCGCCACATAGTCATCCGTCAGGAAGAAGTCCCCGGTGTTCAGCGTGTACTGCCAATTGGGGGCATTCGTCAGCGGGGCCTTATAGTGGAAATCCGTGTCGGTCGTGTCATATGACTCGTAGGCCGACACCATACTGTAAATGCCGATCATCAGGATCGCATAGTTCGTGGGACTGCTCGGGTCGCTCGGCGTCGGGCCGCCCAGATTGGAGATCACGTCCGATAAGCTGTCCGTGTCGAAGTATGTCTGCCAGTTGAACGCCTGAAACAGCAGGTATGGGTTGAGTGGCCCGTCGCCAAAATAGGCATTGGTGTCCGGGTTGTATTGAAAGCCGGGCAGCACCGCGAGGATTGCAGTGCCATCGTCGGCTACATCTATCTGGCCCCACGAGACTCCGCCGATCACGAGCGATACAGTCTGCCCGGCGAGCGAACTGAGTCCCATGAACTTTAGCTTCCATGTCGATACATCCGCATAGTTGGGCGCCGACATGCCGATAGTTGTGGCCTGCACTCCGCGGTCGAGCATGAACGCATTCTGCGGCTCGTCTTGCAGCGGTATCCATGGGTCGTGAAGCCACTGCACATTGTAAGTCGTCTCAGCCACCCCGTCCACTTCTACAGTCGTGCCGAAACAACCGTATAGGTTCTCATTCACGCCACTGTTGTCGAGCTGCACGCCGAAGCTCCACAGGGTATCGCCATAGGCGTGCGCGTGCTTGTGCGGCCCAACGTAGACGAGATCAGGCTCCCGCTTGTAAGCTATGCCAAACCAACTTCCGTCCGTATTGCGCGCCCAGATGTTCTGGATTGGCTCCCGGTTCCACGCGACCTCGACTACGCCCGGCGCCGATAAATCCTTGGCAACATGCGTGAGGTCGTTCGCCGCGTATAGGACACTGTAACTGGACGTGTCAATGAAGAGCTTGTGCTCCAGCACCTTGTGCTGAAGACCGTGGATCACGCAGCGCGCAGTTGGTAAGCGCACGTTCTCCGCGTTATATGCACCCCACGAGCTGACGAGCCGCGCCTGGATTGAGGTTGGCGTAATCGGGTCGTCTAGTTGCGAAGCCGATACCAACCACTCACCACCAGCAGTGTAGATTGTAAGTCCACGAACGTCAGAAGCGAATGAGTAGATCACCTCTGTCGTTTCTGCATTAAGCGTCTCCGAGACGGCATTCGCATCATCCACCGTTCCGTTAAATTCGGTTGGCGAGAAGTTGAACGGGTCATTCGAGCTGCTCGCATCGAAGCGGTTGGCAACAGGCCCATTGAGCCAGAGCCGACCTTCGTGGAAAGTACCGCACGATGGCCACCCAGTAGCGTCACAATACAGCCCAAGCTGCCAGCTATAGATCGGGTTGGTGTTGGGCAGGTTCGGTCCTTGGATCGAAACCGTGATCGAATACGGGCTCTGGTCTACAGTATTCGTGCCGCCCGATAGCGCTTTCCAATACTCGCAGATGCCGGGGATACAATTCTCACCTACGCTCGAATGCACGTTGACGTAGTTCGTGCCGCTGTACGACACGACCGACAAATAGCTATAGACCTGTGCAACCCACGGCGGCGCATAGAGCCCACCATCATTTACGGCGCCGAGGCAAATCCACCAGAGGGAGTTTGATCCGCCATCTGCCTGCGAGATCGTGTACTGGCAATCGAGTGGCTGCTTGTCCTCGTTACTGCCATTTCCGTTGCCGGACTGGTTGTCAGCGAAGTAGACATAGCCGTTGTACGTGACGAGCGTGTACTGCGAGTAGTTGGTGCTGCTGTCCCACGCCGCGATTGAGTCGATCAAGACTTGTCCGCCACCGCCCGTGATGATGCCCCACGTCCACGCCGGGAGCGTAGACTGAAGCTGCCAGTCGGTCGGGTTTATGTCCGGCTCATTATTTGTGTTGGACGAGATCAGTGACTCATAGATGTTGCCGTTGTACGTCACGAGCGCATCAAGTGCGTATGTCTGCGTTGCGACCCATGGAGGCGGCGCAGCCTGCAATCGAATATGGCGCCCAATATCCCCTGGCGTAAATGTGAAGCCAGAAAGAAGTTCCTGTACTTCGCTCGACACCTGCACTATGTTTATGGGCGCCCAATCACTCGGACTCGTATCGGGTTCATGCCCCATGTTTGAATTGACAAGCGACACATACGTTGTGTTGTCATAAGTGACGTAAGCCGTCTCGTAGTAGCTAGTGCCCGACGCATAAGCAGGTGGTACGGCGCTCGACCAGTCGCTAGGACTGTCATCTGGCTCATTGTCCGTGTTCGAGTTGCCACTCGAAAAGTATATCACACCGCCATAAAGAGCTGCTTGGCCAGTTTCATAAGTCGTGCCACTCACCCACTCAGCAGGCGCAACAACCCAGTATTGATTAACTGTAGAAGGAGGCGTATTGCCGAGGTTATTATCCGCCAACGAAATATAGATCAGATTATTGTACGCAACAGCATCGCCCAGTGCATAGGTCGTGGACGCCAGCCAGCCGATGACCGCGAGGTTTATGACGCCACTCGTGGCACTTGGTTGAAGCGGGATTTGCACGTCCGGCTGATCGAGATAAGGGCCGTCAGTGAACTTGACCGGCTGCAACCCTTGGCCGAAGGGGCTGACAGTAGAAAGCGCTTGGGGCTGTACTGCCGGGTGCAGGAACACTACCTGCTCAATCGGAGCACTCGCATAGACACTGGCTTGATCCCCAGAGAACTGCACCTTGCGGATCGCCTGAAGCTGGCCTTCGGAGTACGGCGCCGGCAACACGAGCACTTTGTTGAAGAATGAGTAAATGTCTTCGACCGCGGTGCCGACCGAAATGGCATCGCCAGTAATCGGGTCCACTAGGTTGCAGGTGAACTGGCAATCAGACACGTTCGCGATGCCAGATAACTGATACACCTGCGGACCTACGATCATGGGGTATGTGCCGGTGCCCCAGAGGTAGCCATTATATACAAGCACGTAGTCGCCATCGTGCAGCGTAAGTGTGCCGTTCAGGCAGTATTCCTGATCGCAAGTGAAGTTCGTCGGCGTGGAGTCATCGGCTGCGGAGATAAGGACGAAAGGATCGTTCGTCAGCACCAGCAGCTTGTTGTCCCAGATGCGGAGATTAGCGTCACTAAACTCCGCAAGGTAAGGATCAGTTGTGCTGAATTTGAACGGCATCAGCCGCGCCGGGTTTCCGTCCAGAGTGTAGTCCAGCCACTCGAAGCCCGAGCGTCGGATGAATGCGCCCTCTTCGCTCGGCATGGCGTTGAACATCTCCGCGAGCGCAGTCTTGTACTGCGGAGAGTCCATGCGGCCTTGCATCTGCGGGGAAAAGCGACCACCGAAGAAGTTGGTCTGGACGGTACTGACTTTCGCCACGGGTTACTTCTTCCCAGCGAGAACATGAACCAGTGCGTAGTCCTTGATCGCGAGTATCATGTTCCACGCCTGCTCTGGCGTGACGCCGGCCGCAACGCGCAGTTCCACGTCCACACCGTCCGTAGGCGAGTGGCCGTCGAGCACCACGTTCTTCGTGCGCGGCTGCTTGTCCTTGGTCAAGGACAGCGAGAGCGCTTTTGTAGACGGAACGCGCTTGCGATCCGGTTTAGATACGGGCTGCGATCCAGTCATCGAGCGGGAACTCCACAGGTTGTGCTTCTATAGCGTTTGTACGACTCGCCTGCCCCATATACTGTTTGTAGTCGGCCTGTGCGATCTGCTTCTTGGCTGTAGACTGCGTGAGGGGTTCCGCGAGTTCTTCGGCCATTCGTGCGCCGAGCCCTTCAGCAAACAGCGCGTCGAAGCTGTTTGGGTTACATACGTCCGCGCAGAAGCGGAAGACGATGGGCGCCGGCCACCAGGAGGTGAACATGCCGTTCTCGAACGTCCAATCGTCATACATGAGGTTCGTGGGTGCCCCGAGCGGCGAGAAGCTGCCTGCCTTCGGGTCTTGCGGCGCCTCGCGAAGATATCCGTTCGGGAGCTGGAACACGTTGCGCGTGTCCTGATCTTCCACCGGCCCCGAGCCGATAGGGTACGGAATACGCAATGGCTCTAGCGTGGAGTCCTCAAGCAGCAGCCAGTACTCCTGCGACGAAGCAAGCTCCTGCGAAGGCACGCTGATCCAATATGGCGTAGAGGTGTATGTCCACCAGGCCGAGTTCACCACTCCATCAAGGAGAGGCGGGTTGCCCGTGTTCGAGCCCGCTGCGGACGTGTAGATATTGTACTTCTGGCCATCGTAGAAGATTACCGTATCATCATCCGCGTAAGTAGTCGTCGCGAGCCACAGGATCGGTGAAGACTCTGGCGTGTTGTTGAAGTTGATGGGCAGATTGCTCTCGTAAGCGGCAGAACTGTACGTGACCTGATCGCCGGGATTGTAAGTTGTCGCCGCGGAGTATGCGGGGATACCGCCTCCCGGCTGCACGTTATTGCCATTCTGAAGCGAGAGGAAAATCTGATAGTTCGAGGCAGCAGGGAAGTATACGAGATCGTTCGCGAAGTAACCAGTTTCCTGACCAGGGCCGGGCGGAGCGCCCTGCCACATCCACCAAGCTTGGTTCGTATCCGGCTCATACCCCAGATTGCCGTTGTAGTTTGATACGTAAAGGTTGCCGTTGTATGTGACAAAAGCATTGGCCGGATATGTGACACTGTCCGACCACGGTGTGACCGGGGATTGGAGCCCTGGAAACTGCCCCCACACGTTGACGTTCAAGCTGCCAAAGAAGATATCCCAGTAGGGTGTGCCGCCTTCGGGTGCATTATTCTGATTGGCGTTGATAGAAGATTGATACACACGGCCGTCTATAGCCGACACCACGAGGGCAGCAAAGGGATAGATTTCTGTCGCGTTCCAAGTCGGCGGCACAACCTGCATAGTCGTCATGCAGATCGGATACAGCGCCGTCTTGCGCGTCGAGAATACCCACAGATGCGCGCGCAGTTCGGCCTCACGCAGCGCATTGTACATCGCCGCGGCCTCGGTAGCATTCTTCGAGGTGGCTGTAAATAGCTGTCCAGCGGGTATGCGGCTTGCGCCGACCCGCTGGAGGGCTCGATTGGCAATATCCGTTGCCGTCCGTGTCACGGAAATCTCCGCTTAGGGCTTGAAGACGGACTGATCGCCGTAGTTGATGTAGTTCAGAATTTCCTTGATAAGCTTGTATGCTTCCTTCCGCGTCAGCACGTTCGAGTGATTGATGCGGATTTCAAGGTCGCCAGAGCCCGGCGCATTCGTCCCTGTACCTACGTTACCGAGGTGCAAGTCCGCCGCGTTAGAGATATAGAATGATACGTTGGCCATTGGTGTCCTTTCTAGTCTGACAGGGCGGGAGCAGCGGTGGGATGGAGGAGCTGGTCGCTGCTCCCCGGCACCCTGTCAAGCTTAGAACGCGATTTCGCAGTTGACGCCGATCTTGCCAGCCACGGCAGTTGCCGCAGCCGCGTGGACCGTAACCACGATATCGAAGTAGCCACCCGGATCACTCGACAGTCCAGCCGCTTCCCAGAGGGGAGTGTTGAACTTGTCCACCGTGTAGGTGCCGAGACCGATGATGCTGGTTCGCCCAACCGAAGTCGGTGAAGCGAAAGCAGCAGCAAAGAGGTTCTCGGAAATCACGGTGCCGGCGAGAGACAGGTTGGTGCCATCGTTGGCACCCGAGTTGGGTGCATCCGAATAGAACAGTCCAACGTCCCACGTCAGGGTCGGAGACCCATTCGAGTCAAGAACAGCGGACAGGTCGAGCGCAAGGCTCTTGATGACCGCTGTAGATGACACACGCACCATGTTAAGCTGGGTCGTGGTGGCTCCAAGCTGTGCCGTAGTAACAGCTTGGAAGTCATTGATCTGGCGCACCCCACCGAAGGCGCCCTGTCCGGCGTCCGGGTAAAGAACCGGAACCGTATCGAGCAGGGTGAGGGAGGCGCTCTTTGTGATCGTCTGAGTCATTGTTATTTCCTTTCAACCCTAGCTATTAGGGATTGGTGTCCGCGCCAGTGGTATCGTAGGCAAGGATTTGGATGACCTTGTTCTCCTGCAACCGGGTCGCGCCGAAGCTCGAAGCGGTGTACAAGTCCCAAGGTTCGCCAGACAGGTCATTACGGAGCGAAGCCCGATTGACCATGCCTTTCCATTCGCCCAGATACATACCGGACTTCATGTAGACTAAGCACCCGCGCTCATTCGCGTTCGTGCCGTCAAGCGTGCCGTAAGGCAGACGTTCCGACACAACCACGTTGAAGCCGAGGAAGCTGCGGATATGCCCGTCTTCCGATAGGACCGGCCGCGAGTTGAACTCCGTGCTGACAACTTCAACCTGATTGAGCAGGTCGGACTCTTGCTGAGACCCGATCACCATGGTCGGCATGTCACCGCCTTCCAGGTTGTTGTGATAGTGGCGGAGCAGTCTGCGAGCTTCGATGATCTTGTCAACCGTGAGCCCCGTAGTCGTGGAGCCATGGAAGTTGATCGCAACCACGTTCGCGGATGGGAAGGCAATCGTGTTGCCAGAGAACCCGCCTTCATCCACGCCAACCTGAGCCGCAGCCGTGGCAGCATAGATAATCACGTCATCGTAAGCACGGCCGATTGCATAAGCCGCATTCTCGACATACGCCGACTTGGGGTCAACAATGGTCTTCAGCTCGTCAAAGCTGTCGATGTACTGGTCGATTTCCTTGTCCGAAGGGAACACCCACCTGCGGGTGAACACCTCAGGCGTGCGGAGCTTCGGTGTGAAGCGGCCGGGGGGCGCCTTAGCGGAGATAGGAGCAACTTGGTTGATGGGGGAAGCTGCCTTGCCAACGTGGGTGCCGGTCTTCACCGTCCCGCGGAGCAGAGAGCCTTCTTGCTGCAAGAGCAGCTCGACGTTCGACGTGAACTGGGTCGTTGCCAAGTTCAGCAGGTCGAGATCGTAGTTAACTGTGGTCATGGGGTTTCAAATCCCTGAGTTGGTTAAAGCCAAGTCGGCCGTATCCAAACGGGGGCCTGAAACCCTCTCGGCAGAAGCCGGTGAGAAGGGTGCCGCGGGCGGATGGTCGCGCTCGCCACCCGCGGCGGGGCGGCGCCTGCGCGAGCCGGCGCCTCCCGGTTGAGTTACTTAATGCGAATGAGTCGCAATGTCAAGAGGCTCAGAACTCTTCTGTCTCGAACTTCAGCTCTGCCGAAAACCCGGACGTAAGCGAAGCGCCATTATAGTTGATGCAAACCCCCTCATTGGTGCCGTGCAGGTTGATCGGCTTGAAGTGGCTGACACCATTGGCCATGTTGTTCGACTCGTTGAGAAAGTAAGGCGTAAAGGACGTTGGCGCACCCGTCAAAACTGCACTGGAGCCGATGTTGTCCTCAATCGTCCCAACTGCCATTCCTGTCGTGGGTGCCGCCCCGTAGGTTATGACCGTCCCAGTAGGAGCCGGGTCGGCACTATCTACCGGAATACCAGTGAGTGAAGTAGGCGTGCCACCACTATCAGCAGTCTTGCGCTTGATAAAGTAGATGTTCTGAAGCACGGCCGACGTACTGCCGATCAGGATAGTCATGTTGGTAACGCGAACAGTAGTTGTCGCAGAGCCCCAAACACAGGCAAGATCGGTAGGAGTGGCATACGCCGAGTATCCAAGGGCATACCACAGGTACGTTGCTGCGTGTGAATAGGGCGGCTCCTGCAATGGAACTTGGCGTCCCCAAGCATCGGGTTCCGTTGGATTGGCGGCGAGCGCTGGCGTCGCGAAAGCAAACAGCAGTGCGAAAATTGCGAGTAGTCGTTTCATGTCACTTCTTCCTTTTCTTCGCCATGTGGGAAAGTGCGAGCCCAAGCCGGGCACGCTTGCCAGCAGTGCCAGAGTCGCCTTTGTGTTTTTCCATGTACGCTTCAGTGGACATGCCTGCTTTCGCTGCGGCAGCCTTCTCGGCGCCGGGATGCTTCACCGCGCCCTTGATCCAGTTATGCTTCGCCATCTTCTTTTACCTCTGTGATAAGAACCGCGCCGCGATCTTCCCATACGTGGACTGCCGAAGAGACTGAACCAGCCGGAACAATAGCAAACGCCTGCGCCATTTCATTCCCATTTTCACGCAAGAGCCTCACCGGCTTAGGACCGAAGTTTGTTATATGAATTGTAGTTGTCATTTCTTTTTCTTCCTTACGTGCTTAGCAGTGAAGTGCCGTCCTTTGTCTGCGTTACTGAAGTCACGACCAACCTTCTGCGGGATACCGAGACGTTTTGCCGCGGCCGGATCATGCGCAACCATCTCCATCAGGCGGTGTTGGGCCCCTGAAACGCTAGGCATCTTTTGTGATCCACTCTTCGACCAGTGTGCGAGGCAGGATCGCAATTACGTGCGTATCCGGCACGTTGAAAGGTGCCGATTTCATTTTCTGCGCGTTGACTGGGATATGATAGTTCTTGAAGACGCCGCCTGGATATTGGAAGATCGGCAGATCGGAATACGCTTCCACGCCGGCCGGGTTCCAATACGTCAGGTCACGCAGCACGCTAAAACGAACGAGAGTCATCAGTTACCCCCTTTCGTATTAGCGAGGCGGATAAGGTTCTGCATCTCCTTAAACTCAGCCGAGTTCATGCCGCCGCGCTGATAGCGCTTCACCCAAGCCGGATCAGATTTGAGCTGCGCGAGGCGTTCGGCCGCACCTTCACTCGTCATCACCTGCCCGGTGCCGTGGACCGACTGTACGAACTTGTCTTCACCAATGGCTGTCCCGATCTTCAGGAACATCTCCATCACGGCCCTGTAGCCAACCTGCTTCTCCAGTGCGGCCACTGCCTCGGGTTTAATGCCGAGTTTCTCAGCAGCGTTCTTGGCAATCAGCATGAAGGCTTGCTTGTTGAAGCCCCAACTCTGGTCGAGTGCAGTCTGCTCCAACGCAAGTGCTGCGGTCTGCTCGGCAGTCTCGTTAGACTCAGCCTTGTCAGCAAAGCCCACGTACTCCTTCGCAAGACGCTCGGCCTGATCCTTCGTCAGGTTGAGCGCGAGCGCCTGTTCCTTGAAGAAGTTCAGGAAGCCTTCATCGGCACCAGCAGCCGTAGCTGCGGTGAAGTCGTAGCCGTTCGCGTCCTTCGGGCGCCCCAGGCGCTCGAAGAGTTGTGCCCAGCCAGTCTGGTCGGCCGGGTCTTTCGGGATACGCGCGAGCTGCTCGGCGGGGAAGCCGAGCTTCGACTCCGCGGCACGGTGGGCTTTGATTGCCTCGCGCGCGGCTTCCACGGGCGTCTTCTTATCGAGCCCGCGGTTGGTGATGTAGCCCTTCTCCTCCGCGTCGAACCCGTCGAACCACGGCGCACTCTGCGTCTGGGTTTGCTGAGTCTGCTGAGTTTGGGTCTGCTGCGTCTGTGTGTCGCCTTCAGCCATTGGTAACCTCCATCTGGTAAGGGTTGGATCGTCCGGTCGCGATCTGGAATAGATGCTCGGACGACAGGTTCAGGTTCTTTGCGATGAAGAGAAACACCTGTCGGCGTCCCTCCAACACGAGCGGGTCAGGTGCTTTGTCACCAGTGTAATATGTGGTCTCCAGTATGTAACAGAATTTCTCCAGTGCCTTCAGGACTTTCGCACCAGACGGGTTGTCGAATATCTGGTGAAAGTCTGTCACCAGCTCTTGCACGACTGCGAGCGCCTGCTCCTTGGACTGAACGAACTCAGCCACTTACACCTCCACCTGATTGTGGCCCCGCAGGTCCGGCTACTTGTGCTGGTGTCGGTTGACCATTGGCCTTACTCACGGTAGCTTGCGCCTTGAGCATCGCAGCTTGAGCCGGCAATGCCTGTATCTGCTGCTGCTGTGCCTGCGCCTTCGCGCGTGCCTGCCGCTTGGCAGCAATCTGTTGTTCCGAGTTCATCCAGCTCGGCGGGACGCTCTGGATTTCCGCGATAGCTGGCAGCGCTTCGTCAAAATTGAACGGGTCGAGGATCGAGGGGTCTTGCATCTGGCTCGACACCGAGAGTGCTGTCTCCACTGTCCTCATAAAGCCCGCAGCTTCCTGCGCCCTTTGTGATCGTGACAGGGGAGACGTGTAGACCACTTCGTATTCGCCGCGTGCTTCGATAAGCTCAGGAGGGAACGGGTCGAGCATCCGCATGTCCACAAGCAAATCCAGCTCGCGCTCAATCATCGGCCCAAGGTACTCGGACTGCTGCCGGCCGACTGTGGGCGCCAGCAGAATGCCCTTCTCATTGATACGTTCGATCACCTCGGTCGCCGTCATTTCCGGCGTCTCCATGAGGATTTGGAACAGAGACACGAGGAATGTGTCGTTGATAAGCGACCTCTCCTCGTCCATCATCTCCTTAGTGATCTGGATATTGCCGGGCTCCAGCGCGTGTACGAGCGCCTGTCCTTGCTCATTGACACCACCCACGTTCATTGCGCCGGGCCGCGCGTTGAACTCCATGATATCATCGAACATTAAGTAGATCGGATCAGCCGCGCGGTGGCCCGCTTTCAGGAACGTGGTCTTTTGCGCGTTGAGTGTCTTCAGCCCAGGTAATACGTTTGTGGCAGGGCCTCGGCCATATACTTCTCCAGGCGCCTGAGCGTATCGCGAGAAAGCGACTGGAAAGGTGCGATAACCTCCTTTTTGTAGGAGGACGCGCCCTGTAACTGAAACGTAATAACTAGCATATCGTTTTCCACGCTCGTCCAAGCGTAGCGGATCGTATTGGTCATTCGGGATGATGGCGTGAAAAAAGTCGAAAACAGCTTCACTTTGTTTCTCCATCGCTTCCCATAGCTCGACGGGAGCGCGTTCGCCCCACTTCGCTACGGCTTGTTTGCCTGTCATGCGCCACGCGCGCACAATCGCATCTATCTGACCTTGGTGGTTCTCACGGATAAACACTTCGCCAATGGGCATTGCCTTGTAGCGAAGCCCACGGATCGGCCGACCCCAAGCGTCCACGAGCTGATCGGTGAACATGGCCATGTTGCCGAAAGCACCAAGACTCTCGAAGTTTTGATTATTCTGTGAGGGGAAGTTCGCTGTCGGCGCATACCGTGCCTTGAACAAAGCACGGGTAGCCTTCTCCATCCAGAGCTTGACCCGGCGCGATTTCTGCACGGAGTCGTTCGACGCAGCGAGCGTATGCCACGTCATGTTCCTCGGGGTTATCAATGAGTCCACTATCGCTGCAAACCGCGAGAGCGCAAGCATACCGGACGCATCTATCTGCCGGTCGGTCTTCTTCATGCCGGGCCAGTTGTAGTTCCATTTATAGAACGTGTTCCTCTGGTTGGGCGCGATTACCTCGGCCGTTTCCTCCCACATACTTGCGAATGAGACGCGATAGGCGTTAATCTGCTCGAAGAGCTGCATCACCTTCGCAACAGTGTCGGTGTCCTCCTGCGACTGGAGGGATGCGTCCATGCCACGACGCGACGAAGCCCCGACTACTGCCGGGGCCTCAACAGTGCCGACACCTGCGAGTGCTGTCATAACTTACCGTGCCATGCAGACCGCGCTGAAGACCAGGCATCTTCAGACCATTCTTTTGCACCTAAAAAACCTCCACACACTATTGCCACAATAAAGACGATAGGAGCTAGCCCAATTATTGCAGTGCGGCGAGCGATATCTGATTTGATGTAGGCAATAGGTTTCATCGGGTCTGCCCGAAAAGAGACATTGCGGCCGGCGACCCCATGTCCATGTAGCCGCCCTGCGTTGCCGCCATTAACTTCTTTTTCTTCTCGTCGTCAAGGTTGTCTTCGAGCTGCTGGTGCAGTTGATCTCCGAGCCCGAGCGCTGACGCGGCGGGCGAGATCATGTCGTTCTTGGAGGATGCAGCCATTCAGGCCCTCGTGGACGTTGAGTCGCAGATGGGCCTTACTTAATGCGAATGAGTCGCAATGTCAAGGAGGCGGGGTAATCCTAGCTATTAGACGATACGGCTTACGCTTTTGCCGCAACGGGACTCGAACCCGTATCTCCCCTGACCAAGAAACCTGCCTGGCAATTCTTAATCCAAATCGTAAACTGCCACAGTCGCTCCGGTGTCATTCATCACGTAGATGCTGCCATTTCCGTAGCGGCAATATCCATTCACGACTGCTCCACCTTCACCAGAACATCCGAAAGCATCTACCGAAGTCTCGGTATCTGTACTGCCTGGATTAAAGGAAACAGATTTTGCACTTTGTAGGCTTTGATGCCCGCTCTTTTCTTTGTGAAGAATTGTCAACATAATACTACTCCTTCTGCTGTGTGCAGAGCCGCTGCACTCGGTTCTCACGAAAATATATCGAAGTCAGTACCGGGCGCGATCTGGCCCTGCCGGGCCTTGCGGCTGTTGGTCCCCATCTCCATAGGCTTCGCAAAGCGGATTGCCATGACGCCAACTCTGGTAGCTGACATAAGGTCGTCGCGGCGTTTTACAAGGAGGCCGTTGTCGCGGTGGTAGTCGCGGTACTCCTTGAACCAGTCGGACAGGTGGGCAGCGACCTTGAGGCGCCCCGAGCGGAAGCGCTCTTCCATCTGGGTAATGCCGGCTTCAGTCGAGTTGGACCCATCCTGAAACTTGGCGTGCTCGGGGAGCATCCGCAAGCCGTGCTTCTTGTAAATCTGGGCCATTGGCTGAAGGCTTCCGGTGTCGCGCTGGTGTCCGTCTTGCGGCCAAGCCACGGGAATGTAGCCAAATGGCTTCATGGCCTGGGCGTGCTCCAACGGCGTCGCACCTGCCATCTTTATCGCGTGCTTGACGTGGATCACGTCCGCATCCCGGTCCCAGAGGAGAAGGGTCGCCGCGAAAGCGTGATTGAGGTCTTTGCCGCCAATGCCGAAGTCGAGCGACCAGAGCCATAGCCAGTCGCGCGGCACGAACTCGATTGGTGCTTCCTTAATCATCTCCTCTGGGATTTCAAACACCCGGCCTTCTCCCATCATCGGTATGCCGTTGCGGCGGGCTTCGCGCTCGTAAGGCTTATATGACGCGACACGCTTCTCCTTCTCCTCCTCGGAGAAATGCGTCACGTCATCAATCGTCATCGTCACGTAGCCTTTGTCGGGATGGTCCTCGTCAGTGAACGAGAGGACGACTTCCGACTTGCCCTTAAGGGGCGTGAAGGTAATATATGCCATACCCCTACCCGAAAGTCGAGCAAGACCTTCGTTGTAAATGTCTGGAGGGGGTTCTTCGTCGCACCAGAGGAAGTCGATTGTGTCACCTTGCCACTTCTCCCGTCCTTGTTCATAAGACTTCAACATGAGCACCGAGTCGGCGCCGCTGACGTGCTTGATGATTATTTTGTCGAAAAGATCGGTAACACCTCGTGCGAGGCTGTGATCTTTAATTCGGTCTTTCGGAAGCATTCCGGTGCCCAGCAAACTTTCAAGTCCAGGCTCTCCGAAGAGTTTCTTTTGAACAATATCACGGGTAGACAATCCGGTAATTCCAGCCGCCCAGCCCTTAACAGGTGGCTCAAAGCGTCTTCCGAGCCACCAATCAGGATATTCTCCTGTGAGATGGACAGTCGCCTCATAGCTTCCTCCTTCGGTCTTCCCGAGCTGATTGCCGGCCATGAGCAGGCGTTCGCGCTTGGCATTGCCTAGATCGAAGAACTCGATCTGCTTCTGGTAAGGCTGAAAGAACTCGAACTTGCGGTACTTCTTCCGCTTCTCGATTTCCTTGAGAGCGGCAGCGACCTTGGCTATGCGTGAGTCAACGTCAGTCATTACCCGAGCAGGTCTTCGATGCCTTCGGTGGACGATACGACTTCCTCGAACTCGGCATCAATCACGTCCTGCGGGACGCCAGCGCTGCCAAGTAATTTCTTCGGGTCGAGGCCCTGTTCGCGAGCAGCACCCTTGATGAAGTCCAGCAGCTCGCGGGTGGTCTTGCTTTCTACCTCGACGTGGTGTTCGTGCTTGAAGACTGCACCAAGCCCGGTGCTATCAAGTATCTGCTTCGCGGCCTTGAGTCGAATGCGGGGGTCGCCATCATCGAGAGCCTCCACAATTCGTTCCGTAGCCATAATGGCGGTGGCATTGATCCGGCGCTTGGCTTCCTCCTGGATCGCTTCCTGTACATCTTCGCGGTGCGCGACGCGGTGCGCTACGACACGAAGCCCTTGGGAGCTTGCGGTACTGTACCCGGCGAGCGCAGCGGCGCGAGTCTGGTTCCCGCGGTTCATCAGGAGCCCGATAACGAACGCCCGGTGCCGGGGGGAGAGTGCCAACATCTTCGGCCCGAGGTACTTCTCGGACGGAATTTCTATGAGTGGATTGCCTGCCATAGTGCTTCAGTTAGGTACAAAAGGCCGGAAGTCAACCCCTAACCTGACTGGGGCCACTGGGTTTTGATAATATGGATGCTAAGGGGGCTTGACTTTCCTATACTTGCATACTACCTCAAACCTCCGGGTGACACTAGACCCTATCTAGGCTATACTATTGTATGTGTGTCTTACGACACATACATAGATAGTATAAGCCTATGATGGGTAGTGTCAGTCACCCGCCAATGAAAGGATGTTAACAATGACTTCACTACAGGAATATGCGGCCATGTCTAAGTGGTCGGACATGTGGCAGGAACCGATCTCCAAGGCAGTACGGGCTTTCCTCGACGGGCGCTCCGGAGAACTCTTCACAGTGACGGAGCTGTGCCGGCAGCTAGGGTTCCAGCCAAACCTCGACAGGAAGCTCTCTACGGCCTTCGTGGGCAAGCTGCACGCCCTTCGGGAGGGTCCACTAGGCCCATACTCGCATCCCTCGACGCGGCCGGTGTCATTCAAGAACAAAGATGGTTCTCCTCGCATGGCCGTGGAGTGGAGAGCCCCTACCGAGGCCGAACTCGGCGCCTGGTGCGATCAAGACCGCAATGAAGCGGCTTGCAAGAAGGCGTATCCGAAGACTTGGCAGTACTACTATGGCTCAATCGAGGTGCCAGTTGAGAGCTAATGTTAGCATGAGATTTCTAGCAATTCCGCGAAAAACAGCCTGTGGCCGACCGCCTTGCGCCCGCTCGCGCGCGCGACCCTCCCCAGCCGCCCACCCCGGTCTTTATTGCGCAGCACAGGGAACGTTTTGAAACTTAGATGCACATGAGTCGCAGCAATGCCTAGTTGCGAGCGCCAGTTACATGCGACTGCGACGCACACTAGTGTGAAGTGCAGACTAGTGTGAAGTGCAGACTAGTCGGCCAATCCACCAGGTGAGAATGAGACTCTTAAGCCACGATATCATATAGTAGCTTATGATTCTCAAGTGCTGCGATTGCGACTGATGATAACAAAAGCGTAATGCGGATTTAATCGAGCGGCAATGACAAGCCCACTGCGCCAGGCCATATTCAGCACGAACCAAAGAGGCGAAAGCCATGATTGATCGGATCGAAGCAGCGCGTTGCCTCGCAAAGGCGATTGCGTTCAAGCAGTGCGGCAAGGACCAGGAAGCGGCCGAATGGGCACGCCGGCTGGTACATGCTCTGTCACTCGCCAACCTTCTCAAATAGGAGAAATGGCCCATGAATAGGCTAGTTGATGGAAGCCCGCGCCGTAGCGCGGCAACTACATATGATCCTGCCGCAGCAATGCGCGGCAGTTCATACTTGCATCAGGCACCACGTTCAGTAGCCGCAGTGTATCGCGAGCGGCTCGTGGCAAATCAGCGTGACCACGCTACGCTTGTGTGGTTGCATGGTATCGCACGACGGCTAGGAGTGGCATAACATGATAGGAATTCACGTCGGTACTTTCCGCGATGGCTCTTTTGGTCAAGCGCAATATATCCACGGGAAGCGAGGTCACGTCACTGTGTATCATGACACGCAATTGTACGTGTATGATGTGCGCGGCTGGCGCGCTAAAGCCCGTGAAGTAAGAAGTTTTATTTATTCCGCCTGGGGCGACCGAGGTGGCAACGTCCACATTTCCGGCCACTTTCCGAACTACACTGTAGACGTAACCTATTAGGAGTATCGTGACATGACATTGGCCGCATTGATCGAACTCGCAACCTATCTAGGAAGGTAACACAATGAAAATCACACTGAGAATGCTCAGAGCTAAAGGCGCTTGCTTCGAACAAGTAGAACTATTCAAGGAGCATTTTGGTAATGGTGGCGAGGTAACTCTCGAAAAGTGCTTAGCTGTCGCGGCGCTATTCGACTGGGACTGGGCTGCAAAAAATCTCTTATCAGCGTCAGTATGGGCCGAATACGAGCGTGCCAGAGCGTCAGCATGGGCCAAATACGAGCGTGCCAGAGCGTCAGCACGGGCCAAATACGAGCGTGCCAGAGCGTCAGCATGGGCTGAATACAGGCGCATCCAGGCGCCAGCATGGGCAGAATACGAGCGTATACAAGCGTCAGCACTGGCCGAATACGAGCGTATACAAGCGTCAGCATGGGCCGAATACGAGCGTATACAAGCGTCAGCATGGGCTGAATACAGGCGCATCCAGGCGCCAGCATGGGCAGAATACGAGCGTATACAAGCGTCAGCACTGGCCGAATACGAGCGTATACAAGCGTCAGCATGGGCTGAATACAGGCGTATACAAGCGTCAGCATTCTTTCACGCAACGCATCAAAGCGTCAGCATGGGCTGAATACGAGCGTATACACGTGTCAGCATGGGCAGAATACGAACGCATCCAGGCGTCAGCACTGGCCGAGTACGGGCGCATCAAAGCGTCAGCATTTTGTCATGCACAGCTAGAGGACAAGCGATGAAACGAAGACTACCGCGCAAGCTGCGTGACCGTAGGACTGGGAAATCGCCATATCAGAAGTATGGCAAGCGGCCCTATGTCTATTCGGGTGATATTCGTGAGACTTTGCGACAAACCCAGGAACTGAACGCGGCAAATGTGCCGCATGACAAAAGGAGCAATGTGCAATGATTGACGGCCGGACAATAGCAAACATGCGCGACGCTGCAACGCGGCGGGCAAAGCATAAGGGATTGCGACCTTATCAATTTGACGCTGCGCAGATTGCGCAGTTAAATGCGGGCAGTAATGTGCCGCTGGCGCGCATTCCCCACATGGGCGACTATGAGCCGAAAGGCTTCAAGCTCGTCGCAACGCATTTTGTGGATAGTAGTGGCTTTGGAGCTGAAAGTGAGCCGGCTATGACTATCCCGGCCTTCATGCGCTTGGCTGTATCACGCCCGCAGTCCTATTGGGCTATTGTTGAAACCGGGCAATTCCAGATTTATATAGGGGAGTTCACGAAATGAACATAGTGCAACATGACACAATCGCGGGCTTTGAAGTGCCGCGCGTTGACCTGCAAACATTCAATTATGGCCGCGCGCTGGGGAAGCCAACAGGCAAGCTTGCGCCACAGTATGAGCATGTCGAAACTTATCTGCGCGCGTTGCAGCGGGTATCGGCATTCTTCAGCGCCGCGGCATGGCGCCTGGAAATGGCTTTGCGCGACGTGCGCAACGCCGAAACTGAGGCGGATCAGGATATACTTGTCGGTGCTCTATCGGCCATATGGCATGATGTTGACGCGAGCCTTGACCGCGTACAGGGCCAGTGTGGCTTGACAGTACTCAAATGGTTCCGATACGGTCGGATCGGCAACGTAAGGACGCGGTAACATGCGACTATATGAAATCCTGGTGCCGGTAAGGGACAATACCGGCACACTCATTCCGCAGGATACCCACAAATTGCTTGCGGATCGGATCGTGACTATTGCGGGCGGGGTTACGCTATGCGAGCCCGTATTCGGATGCTGGCGCAATCCCGATACCGGGCAAGTGCAAGGCGAGCGGATGATACCGCTGCGCGTTGCCTGCAATAGTCACGATCAATGGCCGCTGGTCATAATCGAATGCCAACTTGCCTACCCCGATCAGCAAGAGCTTATGTCCTATGTGGTCGGGGAGGACGTGGTGTTCACAAAGCGATTTGCCCGGCATGTATAAGGAACATGTGCCAATTATATCAGCTTACGCTTGCGCGGAGCAACAAGGCTTTCTCCGCGCGGCGCTCTTTTGCGTCCTGTCGATCCGGCAAAGCATCCTGAAGGTTCCCGCGCAATTAGACGAGGTAATATCTGGCGATCTGTCGCCGCTATGGGGACACAAGCGCGACGCTTATGTGCATCTGTCAGACCATACTGGCGATCTGCAAAAGCGTGTCCTGGTAGCGCCGACGCTTGAAAGCAAGCTCGTGATCTTGTGTGAGGTTCCCGGATTAGGCATCGTGAAATCGGCATTCCTGTTGCAGATTATGGGCGAGAATATCGCTTGCCTGGATAGTCGGAACCTTGCAGCCGATGGCGCTAATCCGCGAGCTTGGCGCACGGATGGCAGGAAGCCCGCTTGCAAGAAGATTACGCGCTATGTCGCTGCGACGCATGGCAAGGCTGAATTGTACTGGGATCGTTGGTGTTGCGAGGTTGCCACAGTTCGCGGATGGAACGCAGAAGATATTTCAGCGTTGCACTTGTCAATCGTGCCAGAAGACTATATCCCTTTCTGAAAGCGAGGAGCGGTAACAATGGTCCAGTTAAATGAAATCGAAGCAATCGAGCGCCAAGCATTTCGCGCTACTGCGCATGACGGCTTAGACGATGATACGGCTGGCCGACTTGTCTGGCACGTGGCAAACTGTCCGAAGTGCCGCGCCGTGGCTCGCAAGGGAATGAGGGACCATGCTCGAACTCACTAAAGCCTATTGGCGCTGGACCCTGGCGCTCTGGTATGGCGCCGCTTGGTTCTTGTTGGCGCTCTCGCCTATGTTGGCGGTCTTGCTGGCGATCTCGTGGTTTGCAGCGCCTAGCTGCATTAAATAGGAACAGAGGAGGTTTGACACTATGACTAAGAAAGATTTCGAGCTTATCGCAGGAGCATTGGCTTCTGCGCGACAGAATGCCCAAACCTGGGGAGAAGAAGCGGGCACGGATCGCGCGGCAGCGTATATCGCAGGCGACTTGCAACAAGTGTTCCCGCGCTTCAATCGCGTTCGTTTCCTTGAAGCCTGCAAGGCTGTTCCATGAGTCCAGTTGCGGTCTTGCAACATGGCGTAGGTGCTGGCGATCTGGCAATCCTGGCACAGCGTGTCATGCTCGGTGGCTTCTTCGTGCTGGCGCGATTTCGGTTCTTCTATGACCCGGTGGCGCCTCGTCTTGCTGCTGGCGATCCGTCCCGGCACCAGCGCTGCTTCCTGAACCCTACGCGCTACGAGAGCTTGCGGCATAAAGTCTGCGACGTTTGCCACTATCCGCCCTGTCATGTGCTGGTAGCGGTCGTAGAGGTGGCCGCAGGGCTCGCGCTGATCGTGGGCTTGCTGGCGGTCCCGGCCGCGTTCGGGCTGGCAATCATCATCCTGTTCGGCACGCTTTGCACTTGGCGCGAGCGCACCGCACGGCAGAACCCATGCGATGGCATAGACTGGGTGTCGTGCTATCTGTGGCTTCCTGAGCCTTTCTACTTACTGCTGGCGATCTCGCTGGTATTGACAGGCCCAGGAAAATATGCGCTTGATGCGCTTCTTTGAAAGGAGAGAACAATGTCCAAACGCCTGTATCAAAATAAAGCAAACTTACTATACACCTATATTGACCAACAGGAAGATGGGTCAATAAAGATTATAATGTATCCGGATAAATCCGCAGGATTGGTGCGGCCGGGCTATCCGCCAAAGCACCTGACTATTCGCCTTAGTAAAGAAGCTGTCGAAGCAATTCGATGCAACAACGCTTGTGAGCCGGTTTGCATTCAAGATGGATATGAGTTCGTGTAGGATGAACTAATGCCCCAGTGCGTGAAGTGGTGCAAACTGCACAAAGTAAAAGTCAAGGTGGCACGCGACTTCACGCACTACGGCTTCTTTGCTCTTGCGTGCATGGATAGCCCGCACTTCGTGATCTTGCTCGGGTGCGGGCTGGCGTGCTTTGTGCTTCTCTCGGGAGCTGTGGTATGGTTCGACTTGGAAGCATAGAGGTGGAAGAATACGACGCCATTGCTCAGTCTGTTATAAACGACGAGGAGTGGACGTTTGAGGAAATTCCCGCTAGGGAAAGTGCCGTGCGCCACTAAGCGCACATAAAGGAGAGTAAATGAATGCGTACGCGTGAAGAAGTGAAGGCCGAGATCGCAGAGCACCTCAAGACGGTGCAACAGATTAAGGCGCGTGGCGTAACGCTGGACGATACTGACAAGCTGATCCAGATACTCGGCCGTAGTTTTGAACTTCGGCAGGAAGTGCTTGCACTGGAAGCGGCCGAGAAGCCGCTAGCTGACGATGCCCGGTCGCCGCAGCAAATTGTGGAGGCTGAGTTTGCCATCATTCTTGGTGGCAACATCTCTGATCCCTTCTATGTGAAGCATGATCCGGCACTCGGCTTCGGCGTCCTCGGCCCTTATGTCTGGGGCCTTTATTCCGGCGTCTTGCACATTTTCGGGGAAGGAGATGATCAGCAGTTTGCGGTCTATGTTACGCGCAGCGATGGCGTGAAGCTGCATGGCACCGCAGTTTTCCCCGACCGCGCGGCGGCTGAAGCCTATATTAACAGCGGCCTTGATCCAGCCCTTGTCGGGGGCAAGGGGCGCGCCACTCCCAATCTTCTGGATATTGAGCCGGTCGAGGAAGACTGTGGCGGCAGTCTGGATGACTAAAAACTGCTAGGACGATGACTAGCGGCTGGGCTGGGTGCTTCTAGGAGGCCCAGCCCTCTTCTTTTGTCACAGGCAGATACCAGCCGGCCGGGCTGCGGTAGCCTTCCAAGCTGACATACTGATCCAGGCCACGGGCAAGGTTCCTGACGCGCTTCTGGTGTTCCACCACGCTCTCATTCTCGTCGGCCGGTATGAAGTGGCCCGCCAGCACAAACGTCGCTATGGCCGTCTCTGGGCTTGTCGCGCCGACCTCCTCCAAGGCTTTCCCGACTGTATGCCGGGATATGAAGCCGGGAGGCTGTGCCCGGAGCGGCCGACTGCTGGCGTCCGTGGGGAAGAAGACGAGGCTGGGGCCAACTGTCTTGCCCTCGAAGGTCCACGGCTCCTCGCGCTCCTCGGCGTCCTTGTGCTTCAGGACACGGAGTTCGACGGTCTTGGTGTCGCGGTTGGCGCGCGCTTCGAGCACGGAGTCGAAGCCGGCATGGAAGGCGCTGGAGCCTCGGGCTCCGCGGTCAGCGTCCTTGCCTAGATGGTGGATTGCGAGCACGGAGCAGCCGAAGCGCTCTACGAGGCTATCGCAGAAGTGGATGAACATGCCGGCGTCGCGCGCGTCATTCTCGTTTAGTCCGGCCATTGCTTTTGTGACCGTATCGAGCACGATTAGCTGGGGCTTGATCTGGCGCTGCTCGATTTCATGTATAAACTCTTCGCGTTCGCCCGGCATCGCGATCAGCGGTTCTGGCATCACGAAGTGAGAGAGCCCGAGAGGCTCAAAGTAGCTGTGGGCGATCTTCCATGCCGGCGTCCGCTTACGCTTGATTGTCGCGCGCCCTTCGCCAGCGGCGTAAATTGTTTGACCAATGATTAGGGGGTTTTGAAAGGTTTCCCTGCCAGTAGCGATTGCTAGGGCGATGTCTAATGCTAAGAAGCTCTTGTAGCTCTGCGTCTGTCCGATCAACAAGATCGTACTGCGGGCTGGGATAAGTTCTGGTATCAGCCATGATGGCTCCGGCGTGTTTTGCCAATCTTCTTCGGCTTCAGGGTAGAAGCGTGAACGCTTGGTTTTTCGTAGACTGCTATCGTCATGCTGAGTAACTGTGCTAAGAAAAGTGGCAAACGCGGACTGCGGCGAAGATACCGCGTAAGCTCCTCCCTCGTTTTGTTTATAGCTTGCAGCGTTCGCAACTTTGTATTCGAGGTCTTCGATTTCCCAGGGCGGTTCACAGTAAGGGTTCCAATGCTCCGCGAGGAGCTTGACCGCTGTTTCTGGCGAGACGCCGAGATCGAGGACTTCGCAGGCTTGGCGGAATGTGGCATTGTCTCCTCCTTGGCCGCTTACGGCAATCGCTTTTCGAGCAACTGCGTCTTTAAGAGCACTGACAGCGCGCTCGATATTGGCAGGCAAGTCGAGTTCTGTATCTGCTCCGCGTTGCGCCGGTATGTTTCTAGTTCTGATAGCGTCGGCCACCCACTCGGGAGCGTGCGCGACTCCGGTTGCGTTGACTGTGACATATTCTTTCCCTCCTACTCGGGACGGTGGAAGCAGAACATAACCATTCTCGCCGCGCGTGTCCAGATGGTCCGCGAGCCCGCGCGTCGAGGTGCCGACAGTCGTGGGAGCATGGCCGCGGAAGTAGAGGTGTAAACCATCTGGACCCCTCGGCGTCTGCACGGTATAGGTTGATGGCAACGTGCCGTGCAGGCTTTCGAGCGCGGAGAGGGACGCTCGGCCGAGGGGTCCGTCAACATCCAAAACCCACATGCCGGAAGGTTCTGGATGGAAGCCTATATTGCAGTCAGGGCAAGCGCTCCACCACTGGTTGATCTGAGTGCTATCGGTGGTGGCTTCGTGCTGCCACTCCTCAATCGTTGGTGGTTTTTTGGCATCTGGTGCAATGGGGAAGATCGCGAAGCCAGCTTTTCCCCAGTCTAAGGCAGCTTGGTGTAGTTCTGAAATCATGGGCTCGCTTCCATCGGCCGCTGCCCGCAATTCAGCGGCGGTGGCGTCAGCCGCTGCCCAGTCGAGCGCGGCTTGATGGAGTTCGCTTTTAGGGCTTGTGTCGGGCATGTTCTTCTCCCATATCGGTTCCACACAAGGAGAAATCAATGGCGCCCGACATGCGAAAGGTGTCCCCCGATTACTGGCCGCTTATCAAGCAGCACATGCCGAAGGGCTTCAAGCTGAAGTTCAAGAAGCTGCGCGGTGGGATACTTGCTTATGCTCATTTCGTGCGCGAGATCGTGGTGGAGCAAGTGCTTGACGCCAAAGAGCTTTTCATCTTTCTGCACGAGGCGGGCCATGTCCACTTGCGTCACGTTTACGAGGAGGTTCCCGAGAATTGGCGCGAGGAATATGAAGCCGATCAGTACGCGATCAAGGCTATGCGCGCGGCTGGTGTTCCGGTGCCGCGCGAGTGTGTAAAGTGGCACAAGGAGATCGTCCGCGATATGATCGAGAAATCAAAAGAACACGTAGACGATGAAGCCGTTCTGAAGTACGCTTACGGCAAGGAGTGGAGGAAACACCGATGAAAAGTCGCGCACATAGGGCTATTAAGCCGCTTAATGAAAAAGCTTTCCCCGGTCATGTTACTATAAACATTAGAAAAGAGCAGCTCGGCTTATTGCGGAAGTTTGCGGATGAAAACTTTCGTTCTGTTTCGGCTGAAATCGCTTATAGATTAGAGTGGACGCTGCGTATTACTCCAGAAGAGGCAGCCGAAATTATGAAGCGCGGAGTTCGGCGCGATCCTGAAACTGGAAAGCGTTTGTAGTGCAGCTTGACTACAACGCGAGGACGGGAGCATATTTCCTGCGCGTCAAGCGCACGGAAGCAAACGTGCAGGAATTGATGCAAGATTATGGACTTGATTTTTCCGTAACTGCATCCACTTCGAGCACAGCAGTCTTAGTAACTCACGAACCATTTGCAGCGGTGACGTTTATCGAGCACGGGACACCGGCAGCAAAGGCAAACCTGAGCAAACTCGCTGACGAGATCGCAGCATCTTGGAAGGAGAAATCAAGTGGGCACTTCGCCGTTCCGGCTGATAAAGAGCTTTGGTCCTTTCAGAGTGCTGATATTGAGTACGCCCTACGAAGGCGGAACACGCTCATCGCAGATCAACCTGGACTGGGGAAAACGGAAGTTGCGATTGTATATTGTAACGAAACGAAAGCCCGGCGAGTTCTCGTTATCTGTCCGGCGAATATCCGCCTCCAATGGGCGGAAAGAATAAGACAGTGGTCAACGATGGAGTGGGGCTACCGAGTCTATCCTATCCTCAGTGGGCGCCACGGAGTCCATCCTGAAGCGGAGTGGACGATTGTTTCATACGATCTGGCACGCACTCCTGCGATTGGTGCAGCTCTAGCGAAAGGAACCTACGATGTTCTTATCTTGGACGAGGTGCATTACCTCAAAACTGTTGATAGCCGGCGGACTCGCGCTATCTTCGGCGGCGGTGAGGATCGTAAATTCGGGGCTCTTGCTGAACGGGCAGGCAGCATCCTTGCCCTTTCCGGTACTCCCCTCCCAAATCGGCCGCGCGAAGCGTATACTGTCGCAAGAGCGCTCAATTTTGATAGCATCGACTTTCTCTCAGAAGAAAAATTCAAGGAGAGGTTTAACCCCAGCGTCACGCGCGACGGGGTGCGGGGAGATGGAACACCCTACGTCTATGTAGACGAGCGCACCGGCCGACACGCGGAGTTACAGAACCGGCTCCGCGCGAACTTCATGGTCCGCCACCTGAAGCGTGACGTGATGCCCCAGCTCAAGCTGCCGATCTATGATATCGTGCAGCTCGAAGAGACTGGGCCGGTGAAGCAAGCCCTGCACGCGGAGAGCCTGCTCGATATCGACCCTGAGAACCTGGAGGGCGCCGACGCGGAAATCCTCGGCCATATCGCAGTAGTGCGCCGGCAGATGGGTGTTGCACTTGCGCCACAGGTGGCGAGCTACGCGAATATGCTTCTCGAAGGCGGCGAAGAGAAGCTCGTGATTTTCGGCTGGCATATCGAAGTCTTAAACATATTGGAGCAGCACCTCGCCAGGTGGGGCACCCTGCGGATTGATGGCAGCACCAGCCAAGCCGCAAAGCAGCGGAAGGTGAAGGAGTTCCAGGAAGACCCGCGGAAGCAGGTGATGCTCGGCAACACTTTGTCGCTTGGGACCGGGACCGATGGCCTCCAGAACGTGTCGGCGCACGCGCTCCTCGCGGAACCTGACTGGACTCCGGGAAATAACGAGCAGGCTATTGACAGACTCGACCGCGGGGGCCAACTTAGGACGGTGCAGGCTGATCTGTTCGTGGCTCCGCGGTCGATTGCGGAGCGGGTACTGGCGTCAGCGCTGCGAAAGAAACAGATCACCCACAAAGCCTTGGATAGGAGATAGCAATGTCAAAACTTAATGCAGAACAGGTTGCCCAGTTGCGCGAGATTATTAACCGTCACGGAACTACACAAGTCCTATACGAGAGCGCGCGGTATCTGCGGCAATGCGTTCCTTCTTCTGAGATAATTGACATTCTCGAAGAGGCTGCTGAGGCGTCTGAAATTTATGTCGAGGAAGAAGACGAAGAAGATGATGATCTTGACACGGACTGTAACTGCTCCTAAGTGCTGGACTGGAGCTGACCGCACGGAGCGGACGATGGGCCGGGAGCGGGAGCCGCAAACTCCCCAGTACCGGGCACCCCACCTGAAAACGCGGTAGCTAGCTGCCGTGCTGGATACCATGCCAGCGGCTCTAACTTGGAGGTTGAAATGATACGTGCAGGAACAGTATCAGTCGAAGACGGAGTAAAATCCGCGGAGGAGTATGCCCCGGCGCGCAAGGTTCGCGTCGAGCTTTCTTTCGATGTTCCCGAAGGCAACGAAGCCAAGACAGTGCTCGACTACGCGAGCGCGTCGGCCGACGCCCAGGTGAACAGGCTGCTGAAGCGGCCGACCACGCAGGTCGTTGGCGAGAAGCCGGCCGGCACGGTGTCGCCAGCGCAGATGACGCAGAAGGCGGCTGCCGCGGCGCGCGAAGTGGCCAAGCGCGTGCAGACCCCGCCACCCCAGAATGCCAAGACCGAACGCACACCAGACCCGTCCGCAGTAGTGGACGAGGAAGCTCTCACTCCTCAGGAGCCGGTCCTGACCGACGCGGCCTCCGTCGAGGAAGCTCTCACTCCTCAGGAGCCGGTCCTGACCGACGCGGCCTCTGTCGAGGAGTGGGAGCAACCCAAAGAGATCAACGACGATGAACTGTTCGCGCACCTTACCCGCGTCAACGGCGCCACCAAGAACGGTGCGGCCATTCGTGCGCTGATCGAGGAGTTCACGCCGAAGGATCGCAAGTATCAGGCGCGCGAGATCGCGCAGGATAAGCGCGCGGCATTTATCGAGCGCCTCAAGACAATCCCGAAGGTGGCGTGATGAAACCGAAACAATACGCTGTGCCTATCAAAACAATGTTTTACGGTACTGCCTATGTAGAAGCGTATTCTCCTGAAGAGGCGAAAGAGCGCGTAGAAGACATGCAGTGGGATGACTTAGATGCGGGAGAACTTTCAGATTGGGAAGTAACCGGAGACGCGGAGGAAGTGTGACGTGACTGATCTTCCTGAACACAGTCCTCTCGGTGGTTCCAGTGCTGAGCGCTGGATGAACTGCCCCGGCTCCAACGTGCTGCTGAAGCAGCTACAGTTGCCTGAGTCGGACGAAGAAGACTATCGCCGGGATGGTATAGCCGCGCACGATGCGGGCGCCTATGCACTGGTTGAGAAGCTGGATGCCTGGGAACTGGTCAATCTGGATTTCCACAATACGACCGTGACGCCAGAAATGGCGAACGCGATCCAGCAGTATCTTGACTACGTGCGTCCGCTGATGGGTGCCAAGGCGCGCTACCATATCGAGCAGCAGGTGGGCGCCTACGTTGGCGAAGTTCCGCACCCGCAGATGTATAGCCGCCTGGACTTCTCCTCAGTGCAGGGTGATCTCCTGACTATTGTGGACTACAAGCATGGCGAGGGCATCGCCGTGGACGCGGTAGACAACCCGCAGCTCTTGTACTACGCCTATGCTTATCTCGTGACGATGCCGGTCGAGAACGTGAAGCGCGTCAAACTAGCCATTGTCCAGCCGCGGGCGTATCACTTCGATGGGCCGATCTGCGAAGCGGAAGAACTGTCAGTCGAGTATGTGCTGGAGTGGGGCCGCACGGTGCTCGTGCCTGCCATGGAGCGCGCTGAAGTTGACGAGACACTGACGCCCGGCCCTTGGTGTCGCTTCTGCCCGGCGAAGCTTGTGTGTCCTATGCTCAGTGGAATGTTTCGCGCTGCTGCTACTGCAAACCCGAAAGCGATCCCCAATCTCAACAATGAGCGACTGGGGTTAGAGTGGCAGCAGCGCGAAGCAGTCCGCTTCTACCTGAAGGCAGTGGATGACGAAGTGTTCCGGCGCCTCAATCAAGGCGACCAGATCGAGGGCACCAAGCTCGTGCCCAAGAAGGCGCACCGGGTATGGGCTGATGGCGCCGACCGCCTTGCGTGCGCGCGCTTTGGAGAGGAAGCCATGGAGAAGCCCGAGATCAAATCCCCGTCGCAGCTTGAGAAGCTCGGCACCCAGGAAGCCAAGGACTTCGTGAAGGAGCACGCCTATATGCCGCAGACCGGCCTCACAGTGGCCGCAGCGGATGACCGGCGCGCGGGAGTCAAGGTCCAGAAGCCGGCCGAAGTGTTCGCTCACTTGACGAACCACACGGAAAACCTTACCTTATGATCTACCGGGACAGCCCAGCGTGGCTCGCGCGAGTAGTGGAAGCCCCACAGGGGCAGAGGGTTCGACTCCCTTCCGCAGCCGCCCCGGCTTGATCCAGTAACGCAACCCAAGGAGTATCGGTAATGAGTGAAGTAGCGCAAAAGACGGATGGACGGTTTTCGTTTACCAGTCCTGTCCGCATGTTCTTCGGGAACCTCTTCGAGCCCCGGCCTGTCGGCAAGCGCGGCAAAGCCCGCGGGACGCCCAAGTACAGCGTCACGCTCGGCATACCCGTGGATCACCCTGATCTGACCGCCATGAAAGCGAAGGCAGTGGCTGTAGCCAAGGCTCGGTTCCCTGGTCGCGATCTGAAGACCCTGAAGTTCCCGTTCGAGGACGGCGCCAAGCGTGCCGCCAAGAGCGCCAAGGACGGTAGGGACGGCAGTTTCTTCGAGGGCCACGTTCTCCTGACCGCACGCTCGAAGTACCCTCCACAAGTCTCTGTGCTCGAAGGCGGCAAGATCGTGGAGTACGCCAACGAGCGCCGCGGACTGGCGGCTTCCAAGTTCTACAATGGCTGCATGGTTGTGGCGCAGGTGAACTTCGCCAGCTATGAAGGCCAGCAGGACGAGGAGACGGGCGCCGGCAATCCGGATGGCGTCAACGCCTACGTGGATATCGTCCTCAAGACGGGCGAAGGCACGCGCATTGGTGGCGCATCTGCGGCCGAAGTGTTCAAGTCCTATGTCGGCGGCATCACAGCGGAAGACCCGACTGGTGGTACTGGCGTAGATGACGAAATTCCGTTCTAACCTGCGGCCCTGAAAGGGTGTCCGCCTACCCGCGGGCCAGTGACCGCAACCTCCTTGATTTGATCGGATGGTTCGCAGCAAGCCCGCGGGTTTCTTTTAGGTGATTAGTTGCGCTACTGCTACATCGACTTCGAGAGTGCGTCAGCAGCGGACCTGAAAAAGGTCGGCGCCCAAGTCTACGCGGAAGACCCGACTACCGAGATCATCTGCCTCGGCTTCGTGTTTGAAGAGGGTGAGCCTTTTGTGCTCCCGCACTGTGATCTCCAGTACGGTAAGAACTTCCAGCTCACACGCGCTGCTGACCAGCCTGACTTCATGTTCGTTGCACACAACGCCGGGTTCGAGAAGGCGATCTGGCGCGAGATCATGGTGCCGTTGTACGGTTGGCCCAACATACCGAACAGTCGGTGGCTCGACACCATGGCGATTGCTATGCAGCAGGGCCTTCCTGGTTCTCTCGACAAAGTGTCGAACGTGCTGCGCCTCGCTACGCGCAAGTGGGTAGAAGGCTCGAAGATCACCAAGACACTGAGCAAATCAAAGAAGGGCTACTATGACCGATCACCAGAGAAACTCGCCATCGTCTACGAGTACAACAAAATCGACCTTGGAACTACTCGCGACTTACGACGAAGACTTGCCCCTATGCCAGCTTCAGAGCGAAATGTCTGGCTGCTCGATCAACGGATCAACGAACGCGGCATCCGGCTGGATACAGACTATATCCGCAATGCTCAGAGGATTGTACAAGAGGCGGCGGCCCCCCGGCTGGATGAATTTCGGAAGCTGACAGGTGGGCTCAACGTCACCCAGCGTGACAAGGTGCTGGCGTGGGCAGTCGAGCGCGGCGCCAAGCTGCCGGACCTGAAGAAGGATACTATCGTCAAGCTCCTAGGTGCGAGTGATGACGAGGATGATGCGGATATCCGTATAGATGATGAAGATACGGAAGAACGTATGGAGCTGCCCGAAGACGTGCGCCGCGCGCTCGACATCCGCCGCGTGCTGGGCTCCGCGTCCATCAAGAAACTGAACCGCATGGCCATGGTGATTGCTCGTGATGGTCGGGCGCACGGGACGCTGCAATACTACGGGGCGATCTCGACCGGCCGCTGGAGCGGGCGCCTGTTTCAGCCCCAGAATTTCCCGAAAGGCGTAGTCAAGTTGGATGGAGAACTGCCGCGTCCCGAGCTGCTCGTAGACGCGATCAACACAGGAGACTGGAGATATGTTGAAGCTCTCTTTGGTGATCCTATTGACGCTGTGGTTACCGGGCTCCGACATGCGATCATTGCATCTGAGGGGCGCCAGCTCGTTGTTGGGGATTTCGCTGGCATTGAGTTGCGCATCCTTTTGGCTCTTGCTGGTCAATACGATAAGCTTGATGTTCTAGCTGCCGGCAAGAACCTCTATGTCCCGATGGCGGAGCAGATTTACAAGCGGCCGATAGATAAACACAAGGATGTTCAGGAATACACTATAGGAAAGAATACGATCTTGGGCGCGGGTTTCCAAATGGGGTGGAAGACCTTTCGTGATCGCTACGCGCACGGGATGCCCGAGGACGAAATCAAGGAAGCTATCCGCGCCTACCGTGAGGACTTCGCGCCTCTAGTGCCTGAGCTGTGGAGTGATCTACAGGAGGCAAGTCTGCGGACGGTGATCGACAAGACGCCGCACGAGAGCCACGGTATCCTCTACTATCTCGATGGGCCATATCTTAAGGCTCGACTGCCGAGCGGGCGCGATCTTCACTACTACAATCCGCAAGTGGTTAAGAAGGCGATGCCGTGGGACCATCTTGATATTCGCCCCGCCTGGACCTATAATGCTCTTAAGGGCGGTCGCTGGATCACAGTAGATGCCTATGGTGGACTGGAGACAGAGAATGTGGTACAGACTATTGCGCGCGATATCCTTGTGGCTGCGATGTTTAAGGCTGAAGCTGCTGACTTCCCGCTCGTCTTCACGGTACACGACGAACCTGTTTGTGACGTGTTGGAAAGTATCGCGAGCCCAGTGGTGCTTAAGCAGATCATGGAAGACTCGCCCGACTGGGTGAAACGAATGCAGCTTCCTATTGTGGCCGAGACGTGGAGCGGAGAGAGGTATCGTAAGTAATGGCAATCAATTCACGAAGCAAGGGGAAACGCGGCGAGCTAGAGGCTGCCAAGTTCCTCCGCGAGCGCGGCGTCCCCGCCCGTCGCGGCCAGCAGTTCAAGGGCGGCGGCGACAGCCCTGACGTGGCATCGGCGTGGGATGACGTGCACATAGAAGTCAAGCGCGTCGAGATTGGCAACCCGTATCTGTGGCTGGAGCAGGCAATCAGAGACGCCGGCCCCAAGCTGCCAATCGTCATGCACAAGCGTAACCTCCGCGACTGGATCGTGGTGATGCGCGCCGAAGATTTCATCCAACTCAAAGGAGTACCGTATGACGACCCGCGCAAGTCTAACTGACGCCGAGTTGGTGGAGCGGCTCCAACTCCAGTCCCAACATGGAGCAACGAAAGCTGCCGGCATCCTCGGCGTAGGTACAAGCGCATTCCGAACCTCGATCCAGCAAGCAAAGGCCCGCGGCCTTACCGCGCAGTCGCCGGTACTGGACGAGAAGGACAAGCTCAAACTTCAAGTCCGGCAACTCACAAAGCAACTGGAGAATATCCATCGTGACAACGACACCGCTGAAACCATTCGTCAAGCCATCTACGGACTGTCAGCAACTTCGGCAGTTGCGCCTAAGTGGCTCATTAACGCGCGAGGAAAGCCGGGCGTTGCGCTATCAGTGCCCTCAGTCCTCGCGAGCGACTGGCACTACGGAGAAGTCATCCAGGCGTCGGAAGTAGGAGGCGTCAACGAGTTCAACGCGGCTATTGCTGCGAAGCGTATCAAGCGCTTGACGGAGACGGTGATCGACCTGTCGTTCAACCACATGGGCCGCGCCGAGCGTGCATACCCCGGCCTCGTGGTCAACTACGGCGGTGACATGATCTCGGGCGATATCCACGAGGAGTTGATGGTCAGCAATGACCGGACGCCATGGCAGGGCGTGACGGAACTTGTCGGCCTCATGTCGGCACAGCTCACCGCTTGGGCTGACGCCTTCGGCCGCGTGGCGGTCTTCTGCGTGGTCGGCAACCATGGCCGCGGGACAATGAAGCCGCGTATGAAGGGTCGCGTCTTCACGTCCTTCGAGTGGAACATCTACACAATGCTGGAGCGCGAGTTCCGAAACGATCCGCGCATCACCTTCACCATACCGGGAGAAACAGATGCCTACTATCGGATATATGGTCATCGCTATCTTCTCACTCACGGCGATAGTCTGGGCGTCCGCGGAGGTGACGGGATTATCGGCGCACTTGGCCCTATTGCCCGCGGCGCTCTCAAGGTAGGAAAGAGCGAGGCGCAGATCGGGCGCGAGTTCGACACGGTGCTGATGGGCCACTGGCACCAGTACCTCACTCTTCCTGGCATCATCGTCAACAATAGCCTCAAGGGCTACGACGAATACGCGCGGCTGATGCTGCGGGCGCCGTACAGCCGGCCCTCACAAGCCCTGTGGTTCACGCATCCTGTACATGGGATCACGACTCACTGGCAAGTGTATCTGGAACCGCAGCGTAACGTCAAGAACCGCAAATGGGTGGAGTGGACACAATGAGCAAGATCGAACTTTGTTTGACTGACTATGAGAAACTTGTGCGCGATAATGAACGCATGAAGACAGCGCTGCAAAATATCCGCTACTATGCTCAAGAAGCAGTGTGGGGCGGCTGGCGGCATTTCGTTTATGAGCAAGCAGCGTTTGGACTTCTCTCTCGATGATAATCATTCCTGAGAAGCCACCAAACTTTGAGCAGATCGCAGCCGTTTTCCCAATCATCCGCGAACAGAAGGGTATTCTTTATTGCTGGGAAGATCGTATCTATAACCCCGACAAGGTGCCGGTGCCAGTCGAGATTGAAGCACACGAGGCGGCTCACTCAGTCCAGCAGTACAACACTGGCGGCGCCCAAAGCTGGTGGGACGCATACCTAGCCAGCCAAGAGTTCCGTTTCACTATGGAACTCCAGGCGCACCAGATCGAGTACCTGAAGACGAAGTACATTCGCGACCGGGAGAAGCGGGCGAAAAAACTGGTCTACATGGCACGGCGCCTGTCGAGTCCGCTCTATGGCAATATGGTTTCGTATCAAGAAGCGCTGAAGCTCATTCGGCTTGGAGGAAAACAATGATACTGCGCAGCTATCGAGAACTGGAACTCGAAGAAGAGAACCGACACCTTAAATACAAGATTGCAGAACTTACAGCTCGGGCGGGGTTTATGGTGGACAATCCTTTTGTGCTTTCGGCAAAGCCGAAGCCCTTGGAGATGCCACTTTCTTTGCCCCCGCGGCTAGAACTTATGCCAGCTGCTGGCATGGATTTGGAATATGACGAATTTGGCGGCTGGCGTAAAGACGTGTGGGGCTACGGAAAGGAGAGAATTTCTTTCCGGTCTTACCTACAATTAGGAAGATTTTCTTCCGAAGAGTTGCCGCATATTTTAACTATGCAACATGAAGACTTCACTCGCCAGATGCTCGCATTTTTCCATAAGGAGAAGAACTGTGGCAAAGTTTGATTGGGGCATTCTTACTGCGGAAGATTGGGCTGCTGCTACCGATTATATCGGAGGCCGACGCAAGCCCGATCTCGTTATCTCGCCCGGCCACGAGCAGAAGCCGTATTTGTATCGTTGGGAACTGACGCCTAACCCGGTGCGCCACGAACGCGGCGGCACCTATTTCCATATCCAGGTAGCCAGCGATCCTGAGCGGCCATTGCATGACCATCCGTGGGACAATGCGAGCGTGATATTGGCAGGTGGCTACTGTGAACTGCTCAACCGCGCCCCATGGGCCGACGCCGTTACGGTCGAGCTTCAGCGTCGGCCCGGTGACTTTATTCCGCGGCAGGCAGAGTGGGCACACCGGCTGATCTTGCCGGACGGCATCCCGTACACTATGTCCCTGTTCACGATGGGGCCGCGGTACCGACGCTGGGGCTTCTGGACACCGCAAGGCTGGGTGGATGCAAGTGAAGTTTCGCGCGTGGAAGACGGCGTAGCAACTACTGTTCAATTCTTTGATGGAGAAGCAGATGGACCCTCGAAACATGACACCGGAACAGCGTGAAGACTACCACGCGATCCACGACTATCTCGAAGAGCGGGAAGAGGTACTAAATCAGTACCATCCGGCGCGCGATGACTGCGGGACAGGGCTGTGTCCACCGCTCGCTGGCGTAGCCAAATTCGTCGGCTATCCTCCCGGTTCTGTGCATCGCTTTGAGGATCAGCGCGAGCGCCCATTCGATCATAAGACCGCCAAGTGGCGCAAGGAGCGCCCACTGGTTACTGGCGTTCTGGACTATTTCCCTGACGCGCTGCTCGAAGTCGCGCATTGCAGCTATGTGGGCAATGAGCAGCACAATCCTGGGGAGCCGCTGCACTGGGCGAAGGAGAAGTCGGCCGACGAAGCGGACGCGCTCTTACGCCACCTGTCGAAGCGCGGCAGCTACGACTCGGACGGTGTTCGTCACAGTGCGAAGGTAGCGTGGCGGGCGCTCGCGCTGCTCCAACGTGAACTCGAAGCCGAGCGCAACGTCAGCACGAGCACCAGCCATGGCCGCTAAGGTCGGGGACAAAGTGAAGATTTATACCATGTGGGCGGATAAAGAGTTTCCCAACGTCGAGGGCCGCATCACGGGCTTCCGCCATGGTGGAAATGTCGTGGTGATAGAAACCACTGAAGGCCGATCACCGCGCTTCTTGCATACTCAGTATTTCAGTGTGGCGCAAACGCGGCTCTGACTCCCGCATCCAGATCATCTTCGCTCCAGTACGGATCGAAGCTCTTATCGTAAGGCAAGCCTCCCGCGGTTTCGTGGGAGGCTATTGCTTTTGCCAGCATCCCGATCTCGACCGGATCATCGTGATTAACGGTGTGGTTTGCGTCCCAGCCCGTCTTCTGCTCCACGTCCCAACGATATGCTTTCGGATCGTTCTCATTTGCCGGCGCCCAGCGCTCTATGTACTGGGTCAGCGTTTCAAGCCCGTCTTCGCCATAGGAGCGCAGCACAATGGCCAACGCTCTGAAGCCCCAGCAGGGCGACCGGAAGACACAGAAGCGGTGCTCGGCCTCTTGAAGCGGGTTCATGTGCATCCGGTCGAGCAGCCCGTTCCAGTGGGCGCCGACCTCAATGTTTCCTGGATTTGAGTTCCTGACATTGCGGATCATTGAGCGAGTCCTTTCATGGCTGAGACGTAGAGATCAATGTGGTGGTACGTGAGCGGTCCATGATCGTTAATATGAGCGCCTGCATTCACCTGGATCAGTGGCTTCGGGTGGACATAGGGAGGGTCGGTCGGGACGGTCGGCACCGGGTCTTCCCCGTTGCGGTAGGAGCGGGTCGGAACATCGGCCAAGAGGTCGGCTAAGCCCTGCTCCGCTGGCCGCGGGCAGCCAAAAACCACGGCACCGATCAAGTCTTCCTTGGCGTAACGGAGGAGGCCGGTGTGGAGCATGGCGTGCGCGGCCCCCAGCGAGTGCCCAGTGACCATTATGGGTCGGGCTATGTGCTTGCCCAGCTCTTCGTAGATGCTCTCCACGCCTCCCATAAAGCCGCTGTGGACCCATCCCAGCCGCCCATCGAATTCGGGTGCGGCCGCAAAGTCGTCCAGCCAATCGGTTAACGTGATCGAGCCGCGCCAAACTGGCACGTCCACCTTGTCATGCCAGCGGTAGAGGCCCACGTAGCCGCCGTCATGGGGCAGCAGTGTCACCCAGAAGCCGGCTGGCTGCTGGCTGTAGATCGCTTGAGCGAGCTGGGCAAGCTCGAAGTCGGTAGGGTGGTCCATGTCAGTCTCCAAAAGAAAGGCCCGGCAGGATCACCACCGGGCCTTCAGTCCGATCACCAGCTCGGTAGTAAGCGGACCTTTCCTTAGCTAGACCGTAAGTAAAGGAAATCTCATTTTTCTTTACTTATGGGACGGTGACGCTTACAGGTGAAGCCCGAAGATCGTGAAGCCGGCGGCTCCAGCCTTGCCAAGATCGCTCTGTACGTCGAGCGCGAGTGGGCCACAGGCAGTTTCGATAGCCGGGGGAATGCCAGTCTCCGCAGTCGTCTCCGCGAGTTTCACGCCATCGCGAGCATCCTGGAAAGCGGATGCAACGCCGACTGGTGCCGTGACCGAAAGCTGAGTGCCATTCGCGTCCACGTAGGCAATAAGGCCGGCGTAGCAGTTGGCCGCAATCGTGTCGTTGTGGTTTGTGGCGTCCGTCTCCGCGGCCTGAAGGTCGGCAACGGTCGTCTGTTCGAGCTGTGAGAGATTTAGCGTCACTTCGCCGGCAGAAGCCGGGACAGCAAAAAGCACTGCGGCAAGCAGCGCGGGAATAAGGAAAAGGTTCTTCATGCGTGTGTTCCTCCAGTTGGGGGTGGGGTTGGTACTACAATAGGCGCGATTACTGGTTTGTCAAGCACCACAGCCGCGCTCGTGATGCGGTGCATCGAGATCATGCCGCCCGCCCCGAGGACGCCGTATACCCAGACCGGGATATGGATGCCATAGGAACTCAGCACAGAAACCACGAAGATCGCGGCAGCCACAAGATATGGCCGATCATAGCCCACAAGGTCAGTGATCTTGGCGAGGATTGCCCCTACGGTTTGCTGCTGCACTGTCGGTGGTTTCCAGTTGCGGATATAGTCAATCGTCAGAAGCGTGTAGTAAAGGGTCGGCACTGCACCGAAGATGACTGCCAACCAGAACGGAATAGCAGGCAACGTGAGTGCTGCAACTCCCGCTGCGACAACCTGCGCGGGTGGGCTGGAGACGACTGAATTGTGTATGGCCATGGTGAACTCCTACATAACGCTTCCGCGGCGGTTTGTCAAGACTTAGATCGGTCCAGGCAGGGCGCCATAGTGGGCATAGTTGATTGTCGTGTTCTGACTGTAGGCGTCCACTCCCAAACCGATTATGGATGGGCTGCTCAAGAACGCAGTACGCGAGGCGGAAGCCAAGGTGAATAAAGAAACACCATCATAGCTTGCAACGAAGTTGAGATTGGTGCCGTCATCATTTACACCGATTAGCGGTATATAACCTGATACACTTGCCACTACTACTGACGAATAGGTGGTGTAATTTGTATAATATGCCATTTCATAGCCAAGAGCACCTGATTGCGTGGACACATTAAAGTGAACAATCTTGCCACTACTGTCCATGACAACAAGTCCGGCTTCCCAGTAGTCAGAAACAGCAATAAGTGGCGACCCTGAAAGCCTTACCCATTTAGTAAATGGTGTAGCAGGATAGGAAGCGAACGCAGCTACTGCCATATCACGAGCGTTTCCCTGCGATGGGGAATAGAACTGGAGCGCGCCTGTTATATTGGAAATGGTTGAGCCGGAAGGTTGGTTCATCCACGTCAGCGACGAAGTGTTGGGTGCCGAATAGGATGCGCCGCCTCCTCCACCCACAGCCGAGATCACACCATCGTCCGCGGTAATAGTAGTGCCATCAACCTGAAGCAATCCCAGTTGAGAAGCAGAGCCAATCTGTACAGCCGGGGCACCATCGCTCCGCAGAAATGTGGTTGCAGAACCATCCACAGCATTCGGTCCTGCCGTGGCCGTAGGATTGGCGCCGGTTGCACCCGAGCTGCCGCTGTTTACCCACTCATTCGAGGTGAAGTCGTAGTACCAGACTGTGCCGGTCGTATGGTTGGCCCAGAGATAGCCCTGCGACGGCCCGCTAGCCGGGCTCGGTGGCGACGGCGTGAAGGCATTCATTTGTGTCGTAGTGCCATAACCTACGAAGCGATTGATGGTTGTGTCGGCCATGGATTAAACTCCTGGGGCTGTTAAGACGAAATCACCAGCGCCATCCGTCACGATTTGAGCGGGCTCGACGCCGAGGGAAAGGGGTATCCATCCTTGCAGAGACGGGTTGGGACTATAAACACTGAAGACTCCATCAGTGACGTGGATCGTAGTGCCGTCTGCTTGCGCTAGCCCGAGCTGGCTGGTGCTCGCGATCTGCACCGCTGGCGCCGCATCGCTTCGCATGAACGTGGTGGCAGAACCATCAATGGCCGATGGGCCAGCGGTAGCGGTTGGGTTTGCACCTGTTGCACCGCCCAAGGCTGAGATCACTCCGTCTACTGCCGTGATGGTGGTTCCATCCACTTTGCAAACGCCAAAGGCTGTGCTCGACGTTGGGACGCCGGCAACTGTACCCTTCGTGGTAATGGGGCCACCTGTAAGGCCGAGCCCAGTGTCCACTTCAGAGACGATGCCTGAGCCGCCACCCTCCTGTGCATTGGCCTGGATGGCCTGCACGATCTCTCCGAGCGATATGATCTCTGGCGCACCTGTGCCACTGCTCAGGCGACCGATCAGATAGCCGCCAGGGATGCGGTCGCGGATGCCGCGCACTACTCTGCCGACGAGCTTGAAGTTCATTGGTTGCCCAACAACAGTTGTTGGCCAGACTGTGCCAAGCGGTTTGCTTTGCGCTGCTTCCAGCCGGGGTTGAGTGCTTCCGACAGTGGATCGAACATAAGGTAGTCGAGAGCACCCCGTGTGTACACGAAGTTGCGGAAAGGCAACTGCTCTTCTCCAGCTCGCAGCAGCTTATCAAGCGCCTTCATCTCTTCTTCGTCAGTGTTGTCTTTGCTGAGCCCGTGATAGGCCATGAACGCAGCGTCCATCGCGTGCCCGGCGCTGCCGAGAGCTGGCCCCGCAAACATATCCCACGCTTTGTCGGCGGTAGAGCGCCCTTCACCTAACAAGAAATCTCCGTAGAGCCCTGCGCTGGAAGATGTATAGAGCGCACGAGAAAGCGCGCTACTTGCCTGCTGTGGCTCGAACGGGTTCTGAGGCGTCTCACCTTTGGCAAGGTCGCCAAGCATGTTGGACAGGTGGCCCCAGAACACCCCGCCTGCCAAAAGCGTGCTTAGTCCAACCATCCCTTTGCCGCCGTCCTTCAGTGTAAGGACGCGAGCCAAGGCGCGGGGCGTGCTTATGCGGCCCTCAGCATAGCCGTGCAGTTCTGTGCCAAGAAAATTCCGCATGAAGGAGAGCGTCCACAACTTGAATGTAGCTGCCTGCCGCAGCCCTTCACCGACTACAGTACCGGCGTGCGTGCCCTGATAGGCGAGGGCTCGGATCGCTGGGCTAGCGTGATTGACGGCAACGTTGCCAGTATCGGACAGAATGTTCACGTAACTGTTATACAGGTCGCGCTGCTTCTTGCCCAAGTGATACTCAGTTGGGTTGTCCATCGTAGCGAGCGACCTGAACTGAGCGCGCGGTAGCCCCAGTATTTCAGAAGCGTCCAAGCCTTTATAGCCGTTTCCCAACTCGGCCGGGCTAGTCTTGCGGATAATATCCCAACCTGCCGAGTCTATACCATACTGTTTAAACGTGTCGCGGTATCCACTGCCTAATTGGTCATACGAAGTGTTGCGGAGGTTGTAGTGGTTGTGAGCTAGTTCGGCTGCGGAACTGGTTCGCATCCGGTTAAGCCAGCCGAGACTGCCACCAACTTTCATCATCCAGCGCTCAGTCTTTGCTGCTTTGCCAAAGCCCGGCAGATCAAGCCCAGTGCTATATCCAAGTGGCCGGTGTATGTTATCGGTGAGAATGTGCTGTCGGGCAGCCCAATCTAGCCGCGCCTGCTTATCCGTGAAGGCCCCGGCCATGTGCATGACAGCGTTGTACTGTCGCCCCATCCAACCCCCCGGATTGCGAGCACCATAGTAGTTGAGCTTCTGCGCACGAGTCGTCATGTCGCCAATCTGGCGCAGCACTACCGAGCCCAAGTGGGACAGTCCCTGAAACTGTTTTATGCTGCGAGAGTAGCGTTCCAGTCGTCCGTGTACAGCGAGAGGATCACCAGCAACCACCGGCCACAGTTTCGTCTCGACCGAGTGAAAGGCTTTATTCAGCTTCTCTACTTCGGCACCGCGACCTTCTGCCGTCAAATCCTTGACCCAACTTTC